GCTCTTCCGATCTCAAAAGGAAAATCCCCCGCAGTTTTCACGAAACTACGAGGGATTTTCTTGGCTGAGTAGGAGGGATTTGAACCCTCGCGCCGTTGTTTAGACGACCTACGCCCTTAGCAGAGCCTTAAAAAACAACGCTATAACGTTGCCGGATACAACCAGATGGGGCAACACCGGGGGCATCGCCGTCACTCGTTAAAAGCGGCGGTTGCCAGCTCCACGGCTGCCAGCTTATCCTCAAAAAGCTGGTGGCGGCTGTAATGCTGCGTGATATCCCTGACCGCGTGACCAAGGATCAGCTTTTGCAGCAGCGGCTGCACCCCGGCGGCTTCCATGGCTGTTGCCAACGTATGGCGGCAGCTGTGGGCGGTCATGTGTGGCCTGCCGCCCCAGTGCTCCACTGCCGGGCACCAGCGATCATAAAAGTGCTCGCGGCAGCCATCAGCCAGACCGTGGGTGGCCACCTGCATGGCCTCGGCCACCAGCGGCACGATGGCGGTGGCAATGGGGATCTCCCGGTTTTTGCCCGCTGCCGTTTTGATGCCGCCTATGATGCACTGACGCTGGAGGTCGATGTTGGCAAGATCCAGCTGCATCAGCTCGCCCGGTCTCATACCAGTGTAGCACAAAATCAGCGCATACCGGGCAAGATCGTCCCCGGCACGGTATGCCTGCCACATCTGGTGCACCTCGTCCACGGTGTAGGCATCGCGCTCGCTGTCCGGCACCGGCGGCAGCTCGATCAGGGCGGTCTTGTCCTGCGCCATGTCCAGCGCCTCGCTGGTGACCGCAACCTCGTACAGCTTGCCCAGCAGCGTCTTGATATCCCGGTGGGCATAGTAGTCACCGGGCGCGGCATCCGTCAGCTCCTGCAGCACCTTAAAAGGTATCTGCCCGACAACCTGCATCTGGATCCGCTCCAGCCTGCGCCATGCGGTACCGTAATGGCTACGCTTGTCCTTACTGAGCGCCTGCCACTTTTTCGTCTGCTGCAGGGCTGTCCAGCAGTCGATCAGGCGCATGGATCTGGGCGCTACACCGGTGCGGGTGTAGGTATCCAGATACTCCTCGGCGGCTGCCCGGGTGGGAAAGCCGCACTTTTTGCGGGCATAGACCACCGTGCCGGCACGCACCACGCGCACCTGTATTGTCCACGTTTTCCCGCTCCGGTAGATGCAGCCTTTGCCGTTGGCGCGCTTGCGCGGCTTTGGTGCTGCCGTGCGTTGCTGCTTTTTGCCGCAATACGGACAGTATAGGGCATCTTCCTGTATTTCCCGCCCGCAGGCGGTTCTTTGACACTTCATTTTTCCCTCCGCTTGCATACTTTGCCCGGCGGTGGTATTATAGATCTGCAAGTTTTGGCTTGTTTGAGATCTACGATGCTACCGCAGGCATTACAGATCGGAACCTCTCCCGGTGTTGGCGCACTGGGGGAGGTTTTTTGTTTTATTCTGCCAGCATATCAAGAAATACAGATTCCGTTACAATCTGTATTTCTGACCCGTTTTGAATCATTTCCTTAGCCTGCAATATTTTACCACCCATCCCAGCGTTTCCACCTGTGTGGTATTCATCTCGACCTATGATAAGATAGTCCGTTCTCCCTGAGATTTTGTCCGTGCATTTACCACCAATGTTTACGACTAGCTGCGCAGCTTCTCTCCGCGTCATCGAATCAAGTTCTCCTGTGAATACGCACTGTTTCCTATACAAAGGACTTTCCGGGTTTTCGTGGCCGGGTTCAGCTGCAATTCCCGCCACCCTTGATTGCGATGAATAGCCTTTCTTTTGATATTGTGTAAGGTCAACCGACTGTTTTTCAATATCTTCTCCCAGCTTCTGGAGGAGATGCATGGTTGTTTCACAGTCTGCCAAGGCTCTGTGAGCAACAGGCTGCGGTATCTTATAATACTTTGCAAGCGAGGCCAACTTATAGTTATTCATATCCGGGAGCACATACTTTGCAAGACGGAGAGTGTCAACATAGTTGTTTTTTAGGGGCGGGAGTTCATATCGTTCCAGCGAGTCATAAATGAAATTAACATCAAAGTTTGCATTATGCGCCACAATTATGTCGTCCATCAAAAAATTCACAAACCGCTGCAATGCTTCCTGCTGCGTTGGAGCATCTTTTAATTCTTCGTCCGTAATGCCGGTGATTTCTGTAATTCTCTTACTAAGTTTACATCCCGGCTTTACCAGCGTTTCAAAACGAGCAACTTCTTTTCCTCCACGGACACGAATCGCGGCGATCTCGATCAGACGATCTTCCTGCGGGCTAAGACCGGTCGTTTCGGTATCCACTACGGTATAGTGTCCCGGGATGCGCACAATGCTTCTCCCTTTATTTTTTCGTTCAACTTTTGGAGTAGGTTCTCTTTTTTCTGGTGTTCGTTCAAGGTTGGATTTGGTCGTGCCCGCTGCCGACTTTTCATTTTCGGGTAAAATACCCTTATGGAACACAGATTCAGCAGCACCTGCTACCATGCCATACAAAAAACAGATGCCCAAATAGCTTAGAGCACCCATCAAAGCACCCGAGGCGATGGCAAGGGAGATTTCCCGACCTTGTCCGAAATAGTAATATGCTGCAGAACCAACTCCGCAAATGCCGGCTGCAATAAACATCCAACTTTTTTTATTTTGCATAACTGCACTTCCTCCTGCTTATATATCCCTGCAAAGCCCCACGGCCTTGCCTTCAATCGTCACTGTGTTCATCTCCTCTTTGGTGAGGATGATGCTGGTATAAGCCGGGTTTTCTGCCCGCAGTTCGATAAAGTTCTCATGCAAGTACACCCGCTTCAAGGTGGCCTCGCCATCGATCCGCACGGCGGCAACCTCGCCGTTTTCAACCGTTGGCTGGCTGCGGATGGCCACCAGATCGCCGTCATGAATCTTTGGCTCCATGCTGCTGCCCTCGCAGGTCAGGGTAAACGTTGCCCGCCACTTGGCAGGCACGCAGACCATGCGCTCAATGTTTTCCTCTGCTGTGATGGGCGTGCCGCAGGCGATCCGGCCAACCAGCGGCACCTCCACCATAGCGGGCATTGGCTGAAATCCCGGCGGGATCTCCGGCTCATCTTTGAGCGAAACAGGCTGATTCCCGTCCAGCACGGCTATCACATCATTGAAATCCATGCTGATTGCCTGCGCCACCGCTTTGATCGTCTCAAGCGATGGTATGACGGGCTTGTTGTTTACCGGGTTTACGTTTCGTTCCAGAATGGATATATATGCCTTGCTCAGCCCGGACATTTTGGCAAACTGATCCATACTGTAGCCATGTTCTCGGCGGTACTCTTTTATCAGATCGCCCAGAATCACGTTGAACCACCTTCCTTTCCTTTAATGGTGTCAAGTACATCATACATTTTGCTAGACAAAAAATCAAGTCTTTTGTCAAATTCGCTTGACATTCTTTGTCTAGTCTGCTAGACTGTTGGGTGTACAGAGGAGGTGAAAACGGATGCCCTTTAAAATCAAAGAAGCACGCAAGGAAAAAGGTTTTACGCAGGGAGAGCTTGCAAAGCGTGCAAATGTGTCTCGTGCAACCATCATTGGACTGGAAAATGGCTCTATTACGGTGACCACCACGGAGACCCTGACCAAGATTGCAGGCGCTTTGGACAAAAAAGTGAGCGATATTTTTTTAGCATAATCGTCTAGCATACTAGACACGCAAAAAAGGAGTGCACCGTGAAAACACGCGGAGGTGATACGGATGATAGCAACACGTCGCAAAATTTATACGGATAAGATTCTGGACAATCTGCTGGACGCTCAAAAAAATATGGCATCTGCCGAAAAGGTAGATGCCAAAGGGCTGGTTTATCTGAGCCGGTTTATTTTACGTCTGCTGAAGCAGCTGGATGACGAAGTTATAGAGCTGTGTGCGGAAGCAGAGGAAAGCACAACCGACTGGTGAGGAAACAAATTATAAAAGAGGATAAAACAACATGGCTGAAATCGCACTTGTATTGGCATTAGTATCCGTATTTCTCAATATCGTAACCTGGATTATCCGCCGTAAGTAAAAATGTCCTTTTCCTTTGCGGCGTTTGAACCACAAGTCTCCATTCACCGACAGCCTGAAACCTGTTTTTCATATCAACCGGAAGATATACTGCAAAATACCCGCCAAGGGCACCGTTTCCTTCTACCCGGAATGGCAGTTCCTGCGACTTAACTTCCCAAACCGGAACAGTCTTTCCATCTTGGCGGCGGTTAGTTTGGTAGACCTTTTGCTCCGGGAACAGAAATTCGTACTCAACGCCCTCCACAAGTAGGAACATCCGCACAACGGTCAGGGGTGCTGTGGATAGATTTACAAAGTTAAGGCGAAACATCGGCTCTGCATACTTTCCGCTTTTGGACAAGGTGCAGTAGTGACTTATGTAGTCAACCCTGAATGCGCATCGTCTGTCCCATAGTGCGCGAAAAAAATTATATAGAGAGATGCCAAAGCCAGCCACGGCAATCACTAGCGTGATATTCTCCCGGTTCCGTAACCATGTTATTGTCTTTTCTATTGTTTTAACAATATCACCCATATTCTCACCTTCCTTCTGCTCAAGTATACCGCAGAAGGGAGCCACCCACAAGGAGGTGAACCACAATGAACGACAACAAAAAGCCCAGCGAACCGCTGGATACGGAACGCCGGGGGATGGAGGACGAGATTCAAAAACTTAAACGAAGCAGCTTAATTCTCAGCGTCGCCTGCTTTGTCCAAAGTCTCCTGCTCTTGCGAATTGTCTGGCAGATCAGCGACATCTACGGCACCCTCGAAATCCTCTTGGACAACTTCGAGAGCGTTTACGGAAGCATCCTGAGTCTCCGCAGCGACCTTATTCTGATTCTTGAGACAGTCAAGAATCTCCTGCCTTAATGTGATGTCCTGTTTTTGGAGTTCGATGGATTCCTGCTGGTATTCGGCGAAGGCCGACCATGCAGCCTCTTCTTTCTGTTCGTGCTCTACCGAGGAGCATTGGTCAACGATAAACAAGAGAATCGTAACAATGATTCCAATGATGGCGATCCAATCACTGTTGGCAATCTTCTTGTCTGCCGTCTGGGCTTCTTTCACCTTGGTATCAACCAATTCAACGGCTTCTTCCGGCAAGCAGCTTTTTACACCTGCCAGCGCTTCCTGTACTTCTTCTGCCGGAATTTCCTGTCGGGCTTCAAATTCTACGATCGGAAGAGCCTGAATGCTTTCCAGAAGGCCAACGGCCCACTGACTGGCCATATTCTGGTAGACCGAACTGTTCAGCTGTTCTGCAATCGCATTTGCAAACGTTGTGGTCAATGGAATCAAATCGGCATTCAACATTTGATGACATAAATTCGCAATCACACCCGTGGAATCCAGTTGAAGATTTTCCAGAATGGATGGGCTTATATCCGGCATCGGAATATCCATCACTCCTGTTAACCCCTTTTGCATTGCCATAAAATCCACGTCGTTTTTCAGCACGCCTGCAATTTGTTTTCCCAAATCAACTGCAAACTGACTATAATCCACACCTCCCTTCTGCCTCAGTATACCGCAGAAGGGAGCTACCCACAAGGAGGATAACGTATGAAAACATCAAGTAAAAATCTCCTGATGGCGGCTGTTGGCATCATCCAGCACGCACAGGAGATCAACAGCACAACCGGCACCGCCGCCATCAAGGGCGAGCAGGTCAACTATGATGACGTATGCGGCAGGCTGTGCGCCGATCTGGAGGATCTGGAAAAGACCATTGAGATCATTGCCAGTCAGGAGGAGGTGGGTATCAGTGCAGCGTATTGCAGCAGCTGCGCGCCTTGTGCGTGATGACATTGAGATCCTTGCCTGCAAGGTCAAGGTTGCGTATTGCCGGGCACGCATTGCCCACTGCAAGCGCATGATCGCCCTCTATGAGCGCATCGGCGCGTGGATCGAAAGGAGAAGGACGTAAAACATGAACCGCTACATGATCTATATGCCTGTTGGCGCGCAGGGACGGCTGATCCCCTGCCATCTTGACGGCAGTCTAACGCTGGGCGAGATGGAGACGCTGGTGGACGGCCATATCGAGGTGTTAAGCAGCACCCTCGAGCCCGAATTTGCGCGGGAGCCGGTGGACGGCATCCGGCTGGTCGTTAGCGCGGACGCCGAGCTGTTCGGCGCCAAGCGTAACGATAAAGCCACTTGGCTGTATCTCAATCAGGACTGCGACAAGATCGTGGGTGACGCTTTTCTCTGTGCAGAGGTGGACAGCGATCTGATCGGCTTTACCAAGCCGGTGGCAAAGACCATCTGTGAGGAGTTTGGCATTGACATGGAGGATGACGCATGGAAAGACTGACAGCCCCGCGGTGCAGCGGCATCAAGAGCGGCTATTGGAGCACCGCCAAAAAGGACGAGCTGGTGCAGCGCCTCGGCCAGTACGAGGACACCGGCCTCACCCCGGAGGAGATCGAAGCGCTGGAAGATTTCAAAAACAGCAAGGATGACCGGTGCCAGACCTTTAGCCCGGACTAAGGAGGACAGCATGAAAGCATTTGTAAGGCCGCAGGTGGCCGTGGATTACCTGCGGGATGTGGGCTTTTCCATTGGCAAGGACACGCTGCAGGCCGGACTGCGGCAGCGGGTTTTCCCGTTTGGCGATTACATCAAGGCACCCGCCCCCGGCGGGCAGGATGTGTATTTGATCTATCCGGCATTGCTGGCAAAGTGGGCAGCAGAGCGCAGCCCGGTGGCAAAACCGGAGGACGCGGAGCGGATAGGAGCATGAGAGAGGACTTTAGACCGACCGTCACCGTCCGGCTGGGCGATGACGGAAACCCGGAGATCAACATTGACGGGACAACGATGCAGGCGCAGCAGCTATGCGTTGCGCTGCTGGCTGGTCTGGCAATAGAGATCAGCCCGGCGGATCCTGTGAGTTTTCTCACGGGCATGGCCATTAGTGCAGGCAATCTGCTGGATCGCATGGAAACCGAGGAGGACAAAAACAATGAAGCGGTATCTTAAAATTTGCAGCGTGGCTTTTCTGGCAGGCGTGGGTGCAGGTCGGGTGCTGATCTGGCTGAACATGGGCATTGTGCACCTGCTGGTCATGCGGGGCGGCTGGGAGGCGGCTGCAGCGGTCAAGGCTGCGCCGTGGATCCTGCTCGCGCTGGGCGGCGGTCTGATCTTCAGCGTTGCCGTGATGCTTGCCGACAGCAAGCACTATGAGCACAGCGCCCAGAAGCAGCAGACCACCGTCAAAACCTCCAACGAGAGAAAGGCAGGGTAACATGGACGACCTGAAAGAGCTGCGCGCTTTGCGGGATCGGCTGCTGCAGTCCATCGGATGGTACACCGGTAAAGCTGAAAATGGGAGCACCGAGGTGAAAACCGCCGATGTGATCTGCCGCCTGCGCTGGGTACTGAACGGTGAAGAGCCACGGCGGGGCGCATGAGAGACAACGACCTGATGTCGTGGTACACGGTCTACAACGCCAAAACGGACGAGATCGTGGCCTGCGGTACTGCTGACATGATCGTCCGGCAGATGGGATATGTTAGCAAAAACAGCCTTTACTCCGCAGTAACACACTCAAAAACAAGAAAAGGGTCACTCCCACGGTACTTCTACCATGTGCAGAAGGTGCGGCGGGAGTGGCTGGAAAAGGAAGGTCTTTTATGAAAATTATCATCAAAGACGAAAACGGACAGCTTGCTGTCAATGTCGAAAGCGAAAACGAAACCGGCGTTTCTCGGAGCCACATTTGGGGCGTCATGTCGCAGGCACTGGCAGCCATGGTGGCAGAGAGCATCCAGAAGAAGGATGCCCCTCCCGCGCTCAAAAAAATGCTGATCGATACCACTGCCGAAATGGTAGCAGTGGCCGTTAAGGACGATTTTCTCAAAGTCGCAAACAGTGGAAAGTCTGGCGTAAGCTTCTACGGCAAGGAAGCAGAGTTTATGAGCAAGGTGTTTGGCTTATGACCGGGCAAAAAGAAAGAGCCTGCCCGTGCGGCCACACGGACAAGCTCAAAGAGAACATGAACAATTTTCTCCCACCAGAGTATAGCACAGATCTGGATCAGCTGCAATATGCCGGCATCCTATACTACGCCGTGGATGGTCATGGGCACGAGTTTCAGGCCTCCACGGTGCTGCGCCTGAATGACCCGCAGCTGGGCGAGCTGATCCATTGGCTGCACTACCACCTCAAGGGCAGCAACCCGCCGCCTGCCCTGTACCATCTGGAGATGCTGCTGAACAATCTGGAATATCTGCGCGGCGGCAGACACTACCTGTATAACTCCATCTATCAGATCACACGTCTGGAGGCGTACCCATGAAAACACTGATCTATGCGATCCTCGGTCTGGATCTGCTTTATGTTGCCCTGACGTACCGCAACAGCAACCGATAACAGCGCCCTCCACTGGTGGCAGGAGGTAAAACAAGAGCCACTTCCAGTGTATCAAGACACAGAAAGGAGATGATCCCATGGGAAGAATGGTCACCGTTGAGGAGTGGGCAGAGATCCACGGGAAAACGCCTGCCGCGGTGCGGCGCACGATCCGTAAAGGCGTATGGAAAAAGGCGCAGAACGTCCTTGTTGACGGCAAGCTTACATGGTTACTAGACGAGGATTGGCTGTGGCCTAAGACCATCAACCCAACCAAGCAGGCAAGCCTGCTGTGCGAGATCTGCAAGCTGATGCCACCCGTGGTATATGCCACCTCGGCAGACGGCGCGGTGGTCTGCATGGTGCCATGCACCGGATACACCCGCACCGCCGTCAATGTCACCGCAGAAGAAATGAATGAGCTGTGGAGCGTCAAGCCGCAGCAGCGTGCAGCCGCGCAGGGTGCCCTGCAGTATGGCTGGCAGCACCCGCTGGCTGATCCGAGATCCTACAACGAGAAAGGAGAGCGTTTGCAGAATGTCTACAACCGCAAAAAGTAACGCGAAAAACGCCACCCGCAGAAAACCCACCCAGAGCGCACAGGAGCGCCCGGCGGCGCAGGTGGTACAGTTCCCCCTGTTTGCCCCCAAACCCCGCCAGACAGCCCCGCAGGAGGTGCAGGTGGTTATTTGCGAGTGCAGCGCAGATGCCGTGCGCGTCCGGCTGCTACCTGACCCGGCGGCGGTGCTGCACATCATGGATGAAACATTTGGCACGCTGGGCTGGACGCGGCGCTACTATTTCGCAGATGGCCGCCTCTGGTGCGGCGTGGGCGTGTATCACCCGCTGATGAACAACTTCGCCATCAAGGACGCAGCTGCCCCGGCGGGCAAGCTGCAGATCTCTAACCCCGACAAGTGGAAGGAAAACGGCAGCTTTCTGGCCGCTTGCGCACTCTGGGGTGCCGGTGCTGACGTGATGGCACTTCCCTCCCTGACCTTTGCCGCCGATCAGGTCAGCATTGACCCGGTGCACAAGCGGGCAAAGAACCCCAACGACCCGCCCACGGTGGCGGGCTACCGTCTGCACAGCGCTCTGACCGTGGACAAGCTGCTGCGGGCTGAGGATGGGCACATCATCGGTGTGCAGCTGCTGCAGGGGGAGCGCAAAGTGGTATGGCAAGCAGAGTGATCGGCCGCCTGCCGGTGGTGTATTATCCACAGACCGGCAAGCTGGAGGTGGAAAACGCAGGGGAATTTGTGGAGAGACAGATCTACCAGCGTCTGGATGAACTGGCACACGGTCAGCCCCTGCACATCACCCTGACGGTGGAGCCGGTGAACAAAGCCCGCAGCACGGCACAGAACAGCCTTATGTGGGCGCTGCTCACCATCATGGCAGACCATTACAACGGCGGGCGCACCGGAGGCGTCACCCCGGAAGACTGCTATCTGGAGATGCTGGAGAAGTACGGTGCTAAGGTGGATTATCTGGAAGTCCCGGCGGGCGCTCTGGATATCCTGCGCGGCTGCTATAGGCTTGTCCATCTGGTGGAGATACTGGATAACAACCGATGCACGGTCAAGTGCACACAGGGCAGCTCCACCTTTACCACCCAAGAAATGAAGAATCTGATAGACGGGATCTTTGACCGCCTTGCTGAGATGGGCGTGAGCAATCCCTTAGTGACTGCCTACTGGCAGGAGTGGAGTGAACCATGAAACGCAAACGCTTTGAAAAGCTGATGATCTCGCAGCATAAATCACAGGCTCGTGATATCCGGCAGGCTGTCCGCTCCATCATCGCACTGCGCCACTATTCCGAGGAGTGCAAGGGCATCCTGATGGTCTACAACGAAAAAGCCGAGTGCTTCACGGAGGCCACGCTGTACCCTTACGGCGAAATGTATGCCCGGATCCAGAGAGGTCAGGGCGCTATTGGAAAGGAGTCTTGACAGATGACCAAGAAAATGACCCGCAAGCGCTTTTGCAAGCTGCTGATGGCTCACGGAACCGACCGGAACACCGCACGGGGCTTGGCGCAGTGTATCAACGTCGCCCGGCGGTATGACTTCATTGATGGGTTCACCATTAAACTTTTCAACGGCCAGAAGTATCAGGTCGATAATGTGCACTCTTACCGTGAGGCTTATGAGAGCACGCAAAAGGATGGGGTGCCGCTTGTCTAAAAGCATCATTCAGGCAGAAAAGGAGTGCTATATCTGCCGCCGCTGGTATGCCGTCAAGACCACCAGCGGGCTGGAGGAGCATCACGTCCTCAATGGGCCGCTGCGCAGCTTTTCGGAGAGGCACGGCCTCAAGGTCTGGCTGTGCCACCAGCACCACAATGAGCCGGGCATGAGCCCGCACTATAACGCTACCTGCGCCCAGACCCTGAAAGCTGTTGCGCAGGCGAAATATGAGGAGAAGAACGGCCCCGGCGCGCACGCTGCATGGATGGCCGCCGTTGGAAAGGACTATATCAATGCTTAATGTTATCGCAATTATGGGCCGCCTTGTGGCGGATCCTGAACTCCGCACCACCCCGGCGGGGGTGAATGTCTGCAAGTTCCGCATTGCCTGTGACCGTAACTTTGCCCGGCAGGGCGAGCAGCGTCAGGCTGATTTTGTGGATATCGTGGCATGGCGGCAGCAGGCTGAATTTGTGTGCCGCTACTTCCAGAAGGGCAGTCTGGTCGCCATCAATGGCCGTCTCCAGACCAACAGCTATCAGGACAAGAACGGCAACAACCGTACATCCGTTGCCGTAGTGGCCGACAATATCAACTTTGCGGGCTCCAAGGGCACCAGCAAGCCGGTGGACGAGGGCGGCGAGGCTGCCCCGCGCTCTGATCCCTGGCCGAAAGCAGACCCGCCTGCAAACTACGGCGGCGTGGATGACTTTTCCGTGATCGATGACAGTGATGACCTGCCGTTTTAATGGCTTCGAGGGAGGATAGACGATGGAAACGAAAAAGGGTGGATTTATCCCGCTTTATACATGGATGATGGAGGACTATGACCTCTCCCTCACAGACGCCGTGATCTATGCCCTGATTTATAGCTTTTCGCGTGACGATCAAGGGTGCTATTTCGGCTCCATCCGGTATATCGTGGACACCTGCAAGGTCAGCGAAAGCACCGCAAAGCGTTCCCTGAAAGCACTGGAAGAAAAAGGCCTGCTGCGCAAATGGCAGGAAACCGTTGGCAATGTTACTGTCAATCGGTACACAGCACTTTGCCCGGAAACTTGTGCATCAAACCCCGGTCAAAATGACACCCCGGTCAAAATGGACCCGGTTCAAAATGACCATTGTACCCCGGTCAAAATGAACTCCACCCCAGTTCAAAATGAACCCCAGATAAGAAAGAGAGAAAAAAATTATAATAAACCCCGCGCAGAGGCGCGGGAGGAGCCGAGCAGCCTGACCGTTGCCGAGGTCTTTGACGAGTTTTCCCGTGGAGCACCCGGCGGGCTGTATGACGCTCTGATGGACTTTGACCAGCACCGGCAGGCGCTTGCCAAGAAGGACAAGAAAAAGCTGTGGAGTCCTCTCGTTGCAAAGAAGATCTGCAAGTCCATCAAGCGGCTTGTGGATGAGGCGGGCGTGAAGGATCGTGCCGGGTACGCCATCGCCATGCTGAACCAGAGCATCGAAAACGGATGGACGGGCGTGTTTGCGGTCAAGGATTTTGTGGACAAAGCCCCGGCGGCGGTACATATCGCGCAGCCTGCACCGGATAAGCCCCGCAAGATCACCAAAGACATGACCCTCGCAGACCTGCTGGGGGGTGTAGGAGCGTGACAAACAACAAGATCTCCACTGAGCAGCAGCATCAGCTTGCTGTGATCGGCGCTGCGATCTTAGACCCGGCGGCGTGCAAGGATACCGTGCAGCGTCTGACTCCGGCCATGTTCGAGGATGGGCCATACCGGCAGTTGTTCGCAGCCATCAAGCTGCAGCTGGATACCGGGCATAACGTGGATGCCGTGATACTGGAGCGGATGCTGGGCACAGACTTCCGGCCTCTGATCGTGCTGGCAGCAGAGACCGTGCCCACCATCAGCCATGTGCAGGACTATGAGGCGCTGGTGATGGAGGACTACCGCAAGCGCCTGCTGCTGGAGCTTGCCGCCAAGATCTCCATGAATCCTGCGGATTCTGACACCATCTGCCGGGATCTGAGCGAGGCGCTGAAAGAACAGGATCACCTGCGGCGGGAATCGGTGGACGCGAACGTCAAGGAGTTTGCCGAGGTCTGGGACGAGACGCTCCAATGGCTGCGGCAGCCGGACACCAGCGTCAGGATGGCATGGCGTGAACTGGATGAGCTGGGTCTGTTCGGTGAGAAGATGGTCACCGTCATTGCTGGCCGTCCCGGGCACGGCAAGACAGATCTGGCTCTCGCTCTGGCTCTGCGCCTGAGTAACAGCTGCCAAGTGTATTACCTGACCATGGAGGAGGACAGGCGCAAGCTGATGCTGCGCACCATGTCCAAGCTGACCCGCATAAACTCCACCCGGCTGCGTGACCGCAAGCTGACCGAGGAGGAGCGGGAGAGCCTGAACAACGCTTTTGCCCTCATCAAGGGACACACCGGCATGATCTACGATGACGGCACCCGGATGACCGTGGACGATATCCGCGCCCGGGTCATGAAATACCGCCCGCGTGTGGTCTTTGTGGATCACATCGGTCTGATCTCCGACACCCAGCAGGGGCGCAAGGAGCAGGAGCGTCTTGCTGACGTTACCCGCAGCCTGAAAGAGCTTGCCATGGAGACCGGAACAACCATTGTGGAGCTTGTGCAGCTGAACCGCGTAACGGATCGCAACGGCGGCACCAAAAAGGCATCACTGGGAGACCTTCGCGGATCCGGCACCATCGAGCAGGACGCGGACGCTGTTGTTTTCATCGAGAGTCAAGTGGACGGAGAGCGTCAGCTGCAGGGCCCGAATGATTACTTTGACGTTAGCCTTCGCATTCCGAAAAACCGCGAGGGCGCAACCGGCAGAGTGTCCATGTGGTGGCAGCCGCAATATCATGAGTGGCAGCCTGCGCCTGATCCGTCCGAAAACTACAGCGAGGATTTTGCCCCGGCGGATCACGAGGATATCCCGGCGGGGTGGTAAACAGGAGATAAAGCAAAATGGATGATGTGAGATTGATCGACGCCAATGCAGCCATTGAGAATGCAGACAAGCGTTATAGCGAATGGAACCTTGCCATGGCTGCGGCAGAAGGGAACCGGCAGATTAGTATGGTTTACAAAAAGCAGGAGCTTTTCAAAGCCGTGAGGAAAGTTATTGAAAGCTGCCCTCCTATTGACCCGGAAAGCCTGCGGCCTGTGTCTGAGTGGGAGCTGAACCCCGACAAGTGGACGTGCGAATGGTTCCGCTGCAAGAAGTGTCACCATACTTCCTGCTGCACAGATGCTTTTTGCGGCGGCTGTGGGGCAAAGATGAAAAACAGGGACGTGGAAATCGAGGACTAACCAGAATCGAAAGAGGAAAAAGGAGAATCAGACAATGAACGGAAAGAAGTGCATTGAAGCTGACGCTTTAGAACTCGCATACCGGAGAATAAAAGACGCTGAAAGTCTGGGAGAGCATAGCGGCGGCTATGTTTACAATCGGCTGTTTGAAACACTGCTGCAGGCCCCGGAAGCATTCCCGCCGCGCTGGCCGGAATGGATCAGAACGGCAGAGAGGAAGCCAACCGCAGAGGACGCAAACGAGGACGGCTGCGTCCTGAGCATCAACATGAACCGCGGCGACAGGAACACGACAAATTGGCCGTGGAACATGGTGGCCGCTTTCCCGGATTGCCTTCCGGTCTGGATGCCGCTGCCCAAAAAACCGGATCTGAAAGAGGAACATTTTCACCGTTGATAAAGGGAGGATGCAGTCCAATGACCTATGAAGAAAAAAAGGAATGGTTGCGGCGGTACCGCAAGGCTGCCAAGCTTGAAAAGATCAAGCTGGAAGAGGTCGAGCGGTACCGTACAGACGCAGAGCGCGTCACACAGGTGCTGTCTCCTGTTCCCGGCGGCGCTGGTGACGGTCAGGCACTGCCCAGATCTGTGGAGCGCATCGCGGATGCAATGCAGGCAGCCAACGCGCAGGTGATGGAGTGTCAGAGGATCTGCAAGGAGATTCTGAATGTTATGAACCAGACCGCGGACATACAGGATTATGAGATCCTGTACCTGCGTTACATCGGCGACAAGAAGTGGGAGCAGATCGCCGTCAAGATGGGCATGGACGTGAGCCGCGTATACCGGCGGCACAAGCGTGCTGTGAAGGCTCTCGACATCCCGGAGTGCCAGTAAACGCACTGTTTTTGAAGCAAAGCGCACTGTTTTGCACTGTTTTTGATGAAAGACGCACTGTTTTGCACTGTTTGACCTGTGATATTATTAGACTGCGAAAGCCGCAAGGAGCTGGACAACATCCAACACCCTGCGGCTTTTGTATTGCCCGGCTGCGACAGGGGAACGCCTTACCGACCAACAGCCTGAATGTACCAGCTGGGCAATTTATGTTTTGGTATCCGTGGCACTGTTGAGGACAACACCCCGGCGGGGTCACTGGGTATACATGGGAGTCATTGCAGCATCATCCCGGAGTGCGTGGCAGCGTATCGCCAAGCGGGTTCCTTTGTCACCATCCTACCCAGTAAGCTGCCACTGCTGGCAGCTGCGCACTCCATCCTATGCCGTTGTAGCTCAACGCAGAGCGCCGCCCATTTAAGGCGGGTCACATTGACGATACGCAAGAGCGGCCCTGTCCGGCCTGTCCCCGGACGGATTGAAACTCTTGTGGTGCTGGTTCGAATCCGGCCAACGGCTTATTTTATACCCCCGGGGCTTGCAAAACACCTCGGGGTCTTTTTATACCCTGCTCCTCCCGCAAGTGCCGCCCCCTGCAAATATCCCGGGGCTGTCTGCGGTACAGCGGACTGTGAGGGGTCCGCACGCTATAACCACAACGCTGCCAAAGGAGGCCTGCACCATGACGAACCCGCGCTATGCCAACGGCAATCTGCGGCGCAAGCATCGGGAGCGGCTGCGGGCAATGGGCTGCGAATGCGGCATCTGTCATGGGCGTTTCGGTCCTATTCATTACGATGAGCCTTCAGACGCGCAGCATCCGCTCTCCTTTGTGGTGGACGAGATCCGACCTGTATCTAAATGGCGGCAGTTCGGGTATCCCTCGGCGCGGGCAGCGGCTGAGGACTGGACGAACCTGCAAGCGGCGCATTATTTCTGCAATGCGCAAAAAGGCAACAAAACCGGGCAAAACAGCCCGAAAACCGGCAAAAAAGGGGCAAAACCGTGCCGCATTCCGCAGGTCAGTGACGGCGAGTGGTAGGGTGGGGAGGGTCCCCCTCCCGCCGCCCTCGGCGACTCCGCGCTGTCCAGCGCCGATTTACACACAGGAAGTTTTTTGAAAGGGGCATCCAGACATGGCGACCATGAAAAGCATCACCTCCAGCGGCAGCCGTCTGGAGCAGCTCAAGCGGCTGGCGCTGGTGCTGGCCAAGAATATCGACAGCTGCGAGGATGCCCGGCTTTTGCCCCAGCTGGCCAAACAGTACCGGGACACCATCCGGGAGATCGAGGAAATGGAGGGAGCACCCAGCGATGACGACGAAGTCGGCGCGATCCTCGCGCAGCGGCAGCAGGATGGGAAGCCAGGAGCCGTCCGCACGCATCGCTCCGGCGTACCGGAGCACTGACGGCGGCGATGCCGTGCGCATTCTGCGGGCGGGCGGTACCATCCCGGATCCGTGGCAGAGTGACGTGCTGGAGGACTGGATGGGGCGCACCCCTTCCGGCAAGTGGGCAGCGCCCACAGCGGGCGGCAGTGTGCCCCGGCAGAACGGCAAGAGCCTGCTGGTGCAGGGACGTGCCGAGGCTGGGATGCTGCTGTTCAATGAAACGGTCATCTACACTGCCCACCTGCAAAAGACTGCCACCGAGACCTTTGAGGAGATGCGCGCCTTCTTTGAGGGTGCGCGGATGCGGCGGTATGTGGAGGAGATCCGCACCGCCCTCGGACGGGAGCAGATCATCCTGAAAAGCGGTGCCCGCATCAAGTTTCTGGCACGCACCCGCAACGGCGGACGCGGCCAGCACGGCGACCTGCTGATCTTTGACGAGGCGCAGGAGCTGGACGAGACCGCGCAGGGCTCTTTTCTGCCTGCCATCTCTGCCAGCCTGAATCCGCAGACCATCTATGTGGGCACGCCACCGGGGCCGGATGCCGTGGGCACCGTGTTCCGGGCGCTGCGCCGCCGCGCGCTGGACGGCGAAGCCAAAAAAGCTGCATGGTTTGAGTTCTCGGTGGACAAGATCGGGGACGTGAAGGATCCGGCGCGCTGGGCAGCCGCAAACCCCGCGCTGGGGCGACGCATCCAGCTTTCCACCATTGAGGGCGAGGCCGAGCAACTGGACCCGGACACCTTTGCCCGGGAACGTCTGGGCTGGTGGAGCCCGGAGGCCACCCAACAGCTGGATCTTGCTATTGACCCGGCGGCGTGGGCGGCCTGTGCCAGCGAGGAGCAAAAACCCGAGGGAAAGACCGCCTACGGCATCAAGTTTGCACCGGACGGCAGCGCTGTCTGTCTGTGCGGCGCGGTGCTGCCAAAGGACGGCGCTGCCCGCGTTTCCCTGATCGACCTGCGCCCCACCGGGCAGGGGCTTGCATGGCTGGCAGACTGGCTGAACCAGCGGTACGACAAAGCTAGCTGCGTGGTCATTGACGGACGCAACGGCGTGGACGTGCTGGCAGACCGCATCAAAGAGGTGTGGCGAGCAAAGAACGCCGTGATCCGCCCCGGCACCAAGGACGTGATCGCCGCCGTGGGCGGCTTTACCAACGGCATCAGCGAGCACAGCCTGACATGGTATCAGCCGCAGACCGTGCTGGACGAGAGCGCCCGCACCGCCATCAAGCGCCCCATCGGCGGCGGGTACGGCTTTGGCGGAGACAACAGTCTGCCGGTAGAAGCCTGTGCGTTGGCGCTGTGGGGCGTAAAAACCTGTAAACGCGACCCGACCCGCAAGATGCGCATCGGGTGAAAGGAGCACCATGACCACCACCTTTTCTTTTGGCACTGTGCCGGGCTTGACCGGGGAGGAACAGCGGCAGCTGACCGAGCTGACCGAAGCCTACAATTACCACCAGAGCCGCAACGCCACCAAGGAAAAGTATTACGAGGGGCACGTCACCTTGCAGGACGTGAACCTTGGCATTGCGCTGCCCAAGGGGCTGAACAAGCTGGAGGTCGGCTGCAACTGGGGACAGAAAGCGGTGGACGCGCTGGCATCCCGCAGTATGTTCGATGGCTTTGTGAGCAACAGCGGCGCGCTGGGCGGGCTGCAAAAGCTGGTGACCGACAACCGTCTGATTGCCGCCTACGCCAAGGCCTGCCGGGATCAGCTGAAATACGGCTGTGTGTTCGCCACCCTGTCCGCAGATACGGATATCGGCTGCCGCATCCGCTTCCACTCCCCTGCCACCGCCTCCGCGCTCTGGAACGGCGAGAAGGGGCGTATCGACTGCGGGCTTGCCATCATCGACACGGTACAGGACGAACACCAGAAAGACAGCTGGCGGCCTGCGCTGGTCAACTTCTACACCGACACCGACGTCATCGTGCTGCGCGCGGTCGGCAGCAGCTGGGCGGCGGAGCGGAAGCCCCACCGGATGGGACGTCCGCTGATGGAGCCGCTGATCTGGAACGCCACCAGCAACAAGCCTTTTGGCCGCAGCCGCCTGAAGCGTGCCATCCGTTCCCTTATCGACGACTATGTGCGCACCGTGGCCAACGCCACCATCGCGCTGGAGTTTGACACCACGCCCCAGAAGTACATTCTCGGTGTGACCGATGAACAGTATGACGCCATTACATCCGATAAATTCAAGCAGTATGTCGGCGCGCTCATCGCCGCCACTTCCAACCCGGAGACAGGCGAAAACCCAGTCTTTGGGCAGCTGGCGCAGGGCAGCTTGCAGCCCCATGTGGAGAAAATGCGGATGACCGCTACCCAGTTTGCGGCAGCCACCGGTCTGACCGTGATGGACGTGGGCGTGGTGAACGATGCCAACCCCACCAGCAGCGACGCCATCCTTGCCCAGAGCCAGACGCTGGTGCTGATGGCGCAGCAGCTGAACACCGGCAACGGCGATGCCCTGCACACCATTGCCTGTATGGCGCAGGCCATTGCCCGGAACGTATCGCTGGCCGAGCTGACCGAGGACGAGCGCGGCGTGATGGCACACTTCAAAAACCCCGCCATGCCCAGCGTGGCGGTGACTGCGGATGCCGCCATCAAGATTGCAACTGCCCGGCAGGAGTTTGCCAGCACCGACACCTTTCTGGAGATGATCGGCTTCGATCAGGCGGATATCCGGCGCATCCGGGCACAGGAGCAGCGGGCGCGCGGGCAGGCACTGCTGATGGAGATGGACGATGCAGATAACGACACGGACGTGGAATAATTACATTGCCCGGCTCTCCCGGCTGAACGAGGCTGCCGGGCAGAAGATGCGGGAGTATATCCGGCTGCACGGCACGGACGATACCGAGGCGCTGATCTCCTACGCCTACGCAGTCATCACCCGGTACGGCGAAGGCAGCGCGGAGCTGGCCTGCCAGATGTACGATGCACTGGCTGAGGCAGAGGGGATGCTGCTGCCCGCAGCAGAGCCTGCCGCAACTGCCAGCTATGGCGAGGTTGCCCGCATGGTGCACGCCACCAAGGACCAGAACCCCGAGAATCTGCCCAGCGGCGTGAGCCGCCTTGTCAAGCGGGCGGGCGCAGACACCACCCTGCACAACGCGGTGCGGGACGGTGCCGAGTGGGCATGGGTGCCCCACGGGGACACCTGCCCCTTCTGCATCACGCTGGCCTCCCGTGGCTGGCAGACCGCCAGCCAGAAGCTGCTGAAGAATGGGCACGCGGAGCACATCCATTCCAACTGTGACTGTGAGTTTGCGGTGCGGTTCGACCGCCGCACCAGCGTTGCAGGCTACGACCCGGAGAAATACCTCAGGCAGTACCGGGATGCCGGCAGCGATGTGAACGCCATGCGCCGCATCGACTACGCCGCACGGAAGGATGCTATCAACGCCCAGAAGCGGGCGGCGTACCAGTTGCGACAGAAAAACCGTGGACAAAAAGTTTTCATCACGGATCAGGCGATTCAAAAAGTGCCGCTGGTTGCTCCAAATGGAGCAGATCACCAGACGGCTCTTTTTATTCAAGAAACCCACCGCGAACTGCTGAAATTTGCTCAGTCTCAAAACGACAGCAACGAAGTGGCTTGCCTGCTGGATCTGCCAGCAAATGAAAAACTTCCCTTCGTTAAAGGCGACCAGACTTCAATTGACATTGAAAAAGATGCTGCATCCTATCATTGGCTTAGAAGCAAGCCTCCCAGAAGCGTTATGCTTTGCCATAATCACCCCGGGCAAAGTTACTTTTCACTGCAAGACGTTGCAGTCTTTTTGAAAAACGATTCCATCGGCACAATGTCAATCGTTACAAATCAGGGTAAAGTCTGGACGATTTCCAAAACAGCCCATTTTGATTACGATGCAGCTTTTGCAGAACTGCGCAAATATCGCGGTGCAGCGGAAAAGGAATGGGATGATGTTATTGACAACTTCTTGAAAAATGGCTATACTTACGGTATAGGAAGGAGTTGATGCCATATGTTAGACGGAGATAAGCTCTCTTGGGAAGAAGGCTGGGCTTATATTGAGAAAGCATATGAGGAAGGCAAGAAACTCCGCGAAGAACGACAAAATCAAACCGAAACAACACAAAAATAATGCAAACCGAACCACGATGCACACGCACCGTGGTTTTTTGTTGCCCATTTTTAGCACGATGCAGTTTGCACCGTGCTTTTTTATACCGTCTTAGCTCATTCTGGAAGAGCACCGGTCTCCAAAACCGGAAGCGGGAGGTTCGATGCCTCCAGACGGTGCCATGTTCCCGACATTTGTGTCGGGAACAGCCATCGCAGCGGGCAGTGCGTACCCTGCCCACAACCGGACGCAGACGGAGAACTGCGTCACCAAACCGAGGTTTTACCAACAGAAAGGAGTTTCCACCATGAAACGCGAAGACGTAAAGAACAAGATCCCCGGCATTACCGAGGAGCAGCTGAACTGGCTCATGCAGGAGAACGGCAGCGACATCACCCGGGAGAAGAACGCAGCCGCAGCCCTGCAGACCCAGCTGAACAGCGCACAGGCGCAGCTCAAGACCGCACAGGACGGCCTGAAGGCCTTTGACGGTGTGGACGTTGCCGGGCTGCAGGCGCAGGTGACCAAGCTGAAGGCGGATATGCAGGCGCAGGCCGATGGCTTTGCCTTTGACAGCGCCCTGAACACCGCCATCCTTGGCAAGAAGGGACGCAGCGTGGATGCAGTGCGCGCTTTGCTGGATCTGGATGCCCTGAAGGGCTCTAAAGACCGCACCACCGACATCAACAAGGCGCTGGAGGAGGCAGTCAAGGCAAACCCGTGGGCGTTCGGCGACACCCAGCCTGCCGGGTATCCCAACGTCCGGGATGGCGGTACTCCGAACCATATCCCCAGCCAGCCGGACGGCGTTCTGGCTGCCTTCAGCAAACTGAACCCGAATCTGAAAATCTGACCCGTGCAGCAGCACGGAGAAAGCGAGGTATTTTTATGGCACATGCAAATCAGGAGCGTTGGGCATCCTATGTGGACGTAAAGCTGCGTAACACGCTGGTGACCCGCGACAATCTCATCTTCAACAGCCGCTACGAGGGCGACCCCACTTCCGGCAAGGTCAAGATCCCGGTGCGCGACACCGAGGTGGCCGTCAAGGAGTACGACAAGGCCAACGGCGTTGCTGCCGATGTGGGCACCACCACCTATCTGGATCTGAACATCGACCACGACGAGGCGGTCAACGAGCTGATCGACGGCTACGATGCCGACAGCGTGCCCGATGACATCGTGGCAGAGCGTCTGGATAGTGCCGGTTACTCTCTGGCGCTGTCCATCGACAAGAAGTCCATCGACGCGCTGGAAAGCGCAGCCGGTGCTACCATCAGCGCCACCAAGACCGCCGCCACCGAGGCCAACGCCTACAAGCTGGCACTGGAGGCCAAGCGGGTGCTGGGCCGCAAGGGCGTGCCCAACGAGGGCCGCTTCCTCATCGCGTCCCCGGAGTATCTGGAGGTGCTGATGCTGGACGAGCACTTCATCAAGCAGGGCGACCTTTCTCAGGAGATGGTGCAGCAGGGCGTTGTTGGCCGCATTGCGGGCTTCAATGTGTTCGAGAGCAACAACATGGACTACGAGTCCACCACCCGCGTCAGCAGCAAAAAGACCACCACCGAGTTCATTGCCGGTCACCCCAACTGGTGCCACCGCGTCATGGAGTGGCAGACCGCTGTGCACCTGCAGGATCTGTCCGGCTCCGGCAAGTACATCGGCGCATCCGCTGTGCAGGGCCGCAAGGTGTATGGTCTGAAGGTCTCCAAGCCCCAGACCCTGTACATCAAGCGCACCGAGACCGCCACCTGATGAGGTGCCGCCATGAGCTACGCAGAACTGCAGGACGTGGAGGCAGGCTTCCGCGTCCTGTCGGATGAGGAGCGCGGCCGCTGCACCGCCCTGCTGAGCGAGGCGGCGCTTATCATCGACACCTACAACGCCGATGCCGATGCTGACCGCAAGCGGCTGGTATCCTGCCGGATGGTGCGACGTCAGTTGGGCGAGGACGACAGCGGGGACGCTGTCACCTTTCCCATGGGCGCAACACAGGGAACTGCCACGGCGCTGGGCTACAGCCAGAGCTGGACCATGAGCGGCGGCTCTACCGGTGAGCTGTACCTTTCCAAGCTGGAAAAAAAGCTGCTGGGCGTGGGCAGCAGGCTGGGCGCACACAGCCCGCTGGAGGACTTATGTTGAAGGGTATCGACATCATCCTGTACGAAAAGACCAAAACCGGCGAGGACGGCTTCCACGATCCCATCTACGAGGAAATCCCGGTCACCGTGCACAACGTACTGGTGGGGCAGCCCACTGCCGAGGAGATCACCACCGAATTGCAGCTGACCGGGCGGCGCATCGCCTATACGCTGGCAATCCCAAAGGGCGATACCCACAACTGGGACAACGTCCAGGTGGCGTTTTTCGGGCAGACCTTCCGCACCTGCGGCGGGGCTGTGCAGGGCATCGAGGCCATGATCCCGCTGCGCTGGAACAAGAAAGTGCAGGTGGAACGCTATGAGTAAGGTGACCATCAAGCTGAATCGCAAGGGCGTGCGGCAGCTGCTGCAAAGCCCGGAGATGGAGAACGCCCTGACCGGCATTGCCTTTGCGGCGCAAAATCGCCTTGGCGAGGGCTACAAGGCCAGCTACTACAAAGCCAGCACCCGCGTGGTGGCCAAAGTAAGCGCCGAAAGCCCCGCCGCCCGCAAAGAGAACGCCGACACCAACTCTATTCTGAAGGCGCTGAAGTGATATGATCGAAGAAACCATCCAGAACTATCTGCGTGAAAACGCTTTTCCCTGTTATCTGTCCGTGCCGGAGAAACCCTCCGGCAATTTTTGTGTGCTGGAAAAGACCGGCTCCAGCTACGAGGACGGCATCTTTACCGCTACGCTGGCGGTGCAGTCCTACGGCAGCAGCGATTATGCTGCCGCGCAGCTGAGCCATCGCGTGGTGCAGACCATGCTGGACGCGGACACCCTGCCGGAGATCGTCTCCTGCACGCTGAACACCGACTACAATTTCCCGGACACCACCCGCAAGCTGCCCCGGTATCAGGCAGTTTTTGAGGTGGTGCATTACTGACGAAAGGAGCATTTTCTATGAATGCAAAAAATGTGACCGCAGCAAAGCCCAAGGTCGGCGGCGCTATCTGGTGCGCACCGCTGGGCACGGCTCTGCCCACGGACGCCAAGAGCGATCTGGACCCGGAGTTCAAGTCTCTGGGTTATATCTCCAAGGACGGCCTGACCAACTCCAACTCCCCCTCTAACGAAAACACCGCTGCATGGGGCGGCGATACCGTGCTGAGCCTGATGACCGAGCGCCCGGATACCTTCCAGTGCACGCTGATCGAGGCTATGAGCGTGGAGGTGCTGAAGACCGTATACGGTGACGACAACGTTACCGGCACACTGGAGACCGGCATTTCCGTCGCCGCCAGCGCCGACGATCTGCCCTTCAACGCCTACGTTGTGGAGATGGTGCTGAAGAACAATGTGAAAAAGCGCGTGGTCATCCCCTGCGGCACTGTGACCTCTGTGGGTGATATCACCTATGCAGACGGCACTGCCGTTGGTTACCAGACCACCATTACCGCGATCGCCGACACGGATGGCAAGACTCACTACGAGTATATGCAGAGTGCTGGCAAGTAAGGAGGACTATCATGATCACTGCAAAGACCGAATCCGGCTTTTCCATTGAGCTGGAAGAGAGCACGCTGGACAACATGGAGGTGCTGGACGCACTGTCTGATCTGGACGAGGGCAACCCGCTGGCCATGTCCCGGCTGGTCGTAAAGCTGCTGGGCAAGGACGGCAAAAAGCGCCTGTACGACCATCTGCGCACCGAAGACGGCCGCGTGCCCGCGTCTGCCGTTGAGAGCGCCATCATGGAGCTGTTCCAGTCCATCAACGCCGGAAAAAACTCTGCATCCTCGCCGAACTGATCGCAACGGACGAGGACGCACTGATCTGCGATTTTGTCCAGTATTACAACCTGCTGAACTGGCGTGCCCTGCCGGTGCGGCTGGCGGCCACTCTGGCCGCCGGTCTGCCGCCGGACAGCCGCAGCATGATGGTGCTCCATGGGCAAAAGCTGACCCTTGCACAGACCTTACAGGCAGCTGAACTGGACACCCTGCAGGCCATCTGCTGGCGCATCGGACGGCTTGCGAATGCGGACGAGAAACCGCCCACATCCATCCTGAACACTCTGCTGGGCAGGACAGAAGCGGAATCCGAGGACAGCCCGGTGCAATATTTTGACAGTCCCGAGGAATTTGAGGCGGCGATGCGCGCCGCAGAAGGAGGTGAACCAGATGGCAAACGGCATTGAACTGGCAAAGGCTTATGTCCAGATCGTGCCCTCTGCCGATGGCATTCAGGGCAGCATCAGCCACATCATGGGCGGTGAGGCTTCCTCTGCCGGTAAAAGCGCCGGCACGCTGCTGGGCACAAAGCTGGTGGGCACCCTGAAAAAGGTGATTGCTGCTGCGGGCATCGGAAAGATGATCTCGGATTCCCTGAATTTTGGCGGCGCATTGCAGCAGTCTATCGGCGGCGTGGAGACCCTGTTCAAAGAGAGCGCTGATACGGTCAAGACCTTCGCTGCACAGGCGTACCGCACGGTGGGTCTGTCCGCCAATGACTACATGGAGCAGACCACCAGCTTTGCCGCCAGTCTGCTGTCCAGCGTGAGCAAGGACACCAACGCCGCTGCGCAGCTGGCCAATATGGCCATGGTGGACATGGCGGACAACGCCAACAAGATGGGCACTGATATGGCGTCCATCCAGAACGCCTGTCAGGGCTTTGCCAAGCAGAACTATACCATGCTGGACAACCTCAAGCTCGGTTACGGCGGCACGCAGGCAGAGATGCAGCGGCTGCTGACCGATGCAGAGAAGCTCTCCGGCGTACATTACGAGCTGGGCAATCTGGCCGATATATACAGCGCCATCCATGTCATCCAGACCGATCTGGACATCACCGGCACTACGGCAAAGGAAGCTGCCACCACCCTGACCGGCAGCTTTGCAGCCATGAAGGCGGCGGCGCAGAACATGCTGGGCGACTGGAGCACCGGTGCAGACCTGACCGCGCCCATGCAGGCGCTGGCAGATACCACCCACACCTTTTTGCAGGGCAACCTGCTGCCCATGATCGGCAACGTACTGGCGGGCATCCCGCAGCTGGTGTACGGCCTTGTGCCGGAGGTGCTCCAGACCGGAACGGAGCTGGTCAGCAGTCTGGCAGCAGGCTTTGCGCAGGGCATCCCGGCGTTTCTGTCCACTGCCCTGCCGCAGCTGCTCTCCTTTACCGAGGAGCTGCGCGCCAACGCGGGGCAGTTTGTGGATGCAGGTCTTAACTGCATTACCCAGCTGCTCAACGGCCTGATCGCCGGTCTGCCGCAGCTGATCGCCTATGTACCGGATATCATCATCAACATCGCGGGCATCATCAACGACAATATGCCCAAGATCCTCTCCACCGGCGTAAATCTCATCGTTGCGCTGGTAAAGGGTATTTTACAAGCCGTGCCCGCCCTGCTGGCAAACTGGCAGAAAATTTTACAAGCGGTTTTGTCTGTGATCTCTGCCATCAACTGGCTGAACATCGGCAAGAACATCCTCACCAGCGTGGCGAACGGCGTAAAGAGCATGGGCTCCGCGCTTCTGAACTCGTTCAAAAGCGCATTTTCCCATCCTCTGGAATGGCTGAAAGGTCTTTTGTCGAAGATGCACACCTTTGGCAAAAATGTCCTGAAAAGCTTCACCGATGGACTGAGCGGCAAGTCTGGCATGACAAACATGGTGACTTTTGGCACAATGGGCATTACTGCCAGCGAGAACGCAAGTGCCGTTTCTCTCACAGACTGGGCAAGTGCCAACACAAGCCTTGGCAGCAGCGCCCAGACCATGGCGGATATTGCCATCCCAGCCTATACCAAGTCCGGGAGCGCAGCCGCTGCGGCAGCATCCAAGACCGCCACGGCAGCCTCTGTGGTCAGCTCCTACGCTGACACTGTCACCGAGGTGCTGGGCAAGGTCACCCGCACCACCCAGACCACCGACGAGGTGCTCTCCAACGGCCAGAAGCAGCAGAAACAGACCATCACCGAGACCAGCCGCCAGCTGGTGAACGGCGTGCTGAAGGATATCAAGACTGTTACCACCATCGGCGCAAACGGCAAAAAGACCGTGCAGCAGATCATGGAAACGGTGCGGGAGCTTGCCTCCTCCGTTACCTCCACGAGCGAAACGCTGGTGGACGGCATTCGCGCCACCATCCAGACCGTGACCGAGACCCTGACCGACGGCACCGAAAGCCAGAAACAGACCATCACCAAGACCTACACCGCCATTATTGACGGTGCGCTGCGCACGGTGAAGGAGGTAAAGACCATCGCCGCCGACGGCACCGAGCAGGTGGCAAAAACGCTGGAGGAAGCCTCCTCCAAGAACTTTTCAGGTCTGCTGCAGGGCTGGAAGAAGGAAGCCGACAAGGGCGTGCTGGGCACCTTCAGCACGCTGGTCTCTGCCGTAAAAAGCAAGGACTGGAAGTCCATCGGGCAGTGGGTGCTGTCCACCCTGTACAACGGCCTTGCACCGGAAAGCCAGAAGTTCATTGACGACTTCGGGCAGAACCTCATCCAGCAGCTGAACAAGGCGCTGGGTGATAAGATCAGCAGCATTTCGCAGAAGGCGTGGGATATCGGCAGCAGCATCGCGGACGGTATTGCCAAGGGTCTGAGCAAGGCGCTGGGCAAGGACGGCGGGGTGCAGGATATCCTGAACGGACTTAACATCAACGTTTCCGACGTCGGCAGCAAAATCATGGGCGTGCTGGGCACCATCGGCACGAGCATGGGCAACTTTGCCGTCAACGCGGGTACGGATATCGCAGGCCTTGCCGGGAGCATGGGCAGTCTGGGCACGATCGCAGAGGGCGTAGGCGGACTGATTGCAAAGGTCGGCAGCCTGATTATCTCGAACCCGGAAGTTGCCGCGATCATCGCCATTGTGGCGGGCGTGGTGGCGCTGGGCGTTGCGCTGTTTGCAAAGTTCGGCAAGGGCAAGAGCAGCGGCACTACCAGCACGCAAAAAGCACACTCCTACAAGGACATTCAAGACGCCTACTGGTACGGTAACGAGCGTGCCTTTGCGGGCTACGATTACCGCACCGATCCCTACGTCATGAACCCGGACAACAACGCCATGCTGGCATATCAGGCCAAAATGCAGGCGCAGATGGAGCGGCTCTACGGCGTGGTGGAGAAATATCTGCCGGAAGCCGGAAACAGCGTTGTCGCGCTGGACGGCGAGCAAGTAGGACGCATTATCACCCCCAGTGTAAACAGAAGTCTGGGAGACCTTACGGTGCTGAGCGAACGAGGAAACTGATATGTACGAGATCTACGCATACCCTTACGGCAACCCGGACGCAAAGCTGCTGCTTTATCGTCCCAACGACCCGCAGGCGCTGGTGCTGTCCCCCAAGCTGACCCGCGAGGTCAGCAAGGGCGGCAGCCTTGTTTTTACCATGACGCGGGATCATGCACAGTACGATATGCTGCAAAAACTGAGCACAGTGGTACAGGTGCGGCGGGATGGCAAAGAGATCTGGCGCGGACGGGTGCTGAAGCACGAGGCCGATTTTTACAACCGGCGGGTGGTGTACTGCGAGGGCGCACTGAGTTACTTCAACGATTCTTCCATCACCCCCTTCAACTACAAGGGCACGCTGCGCCAGTTTTTGCAGCACCTGATCGACGCACATAACGATCAGGTCAAAAGCAAGATGAAATGCTTCCAGCTTGGCACCGTGACGGCGGCGCTGGGTAACCTTGTGGTGCAGTTCGGCGATGCCGACCAGTACGGCGTTGGCGAGGACTACGGCAAAGTGTGGGACATTCTGGACAAGCTGGTGCTCAAGGTGTTCGGCGGTTACTTCTACTGCGGCTTTGACGCGGCTACCGGCTACAACGTGCTGAACTATTGCGATCAGGCAGTGGAAGCCAAGCGGCAGACCGCCCAGAAAATCGAGTACGGACGCAATCTGCTCAACCTGAGCGAAACCACCGACGCCACCGACCTGTACACCCGCATCTACCCTATCGGCAACAAGCACACGGTGGACACCTCCAAGTGGTACTACAAGCTCATGTGGTGGCGGGACACCTCCAAGGATAAGCACGAGGAGCGCTGGGGCATCATGGAAACAGATGCCGCTACTGTTGCGCAGTATCTGCCTGCATCGGGCTACTCCTACAACTTGGAAGAAGGCTGGATCCAGAACGATGCAGCCGTGCAGAAGTTCGGCATCATTACCCGCATTGTAGAGCTGGACACAGACAGCGCCAACGACACCTTTGCCGCCGGTGTGCAGGCATTGCAGCAGAACTACGCCATGAAGACCAGTTACGTCATCCGGGCGGTGGATCTTGTGGATGCAGGCTACGACACCGACCGGCTGGATTTTGCCATGTACTCCCACATTGTCAGTACACCGCACAGCGTGGATGCCGTGATGCTCTGCACAAAACTAGTAGAGCCACTGGAAAAGCCTGCGCATAAAGAGTTCACCTTCGGCATGACCCGCCGCACCCTGACCGACCGGCAGGTGGCCAACATGGGCACGACCAATCTGCTGCAGGAAAGCGCCTACACCTCAGAAAAATACCATCAGGATATGCTGAAGCGCTTGTTTGCCTACAAAAGCAGCACAGACAGTAAGCTATCGGATATCTCCAAGGGGCTTTCGAATGCTGTCGTGAAGATGGGAGATCTGCAGAACCAGATCGATGATAACATCACCAGCTGGTTCTATGCCGGCACACCCACCGCTGCAAACGAGCCTGCAAAAAACTGGACGACCGACACCGCCAAAAAGCAGCACATCGGCGATTTGTATTACGACAAGCTCACCGGTCTGGGCTACCGCTGGGTGCTGGATGGAAGCACCTACAGCTGGACCGTCATCCGGGACACGGGCGTTGCCAAGGCCCTGGCAGACGCTGCTGCGGCGCAAGCCACCGCAGACGGCAAGGTGCGCTGCTTTGGCGTAACACCCGCCCCGCCCTATGATGTAGGCGACATTTGGATGCAGGGCGACGGCGGTGATATCCTGCGCTGCCAGACCGCCCGCCAGTCCGGCAGCTATCAGGCTGCTGACTGGGTGAAAGCGTCTAAGTATACCGATGACACCGCCGCAAATCAGGCAAAGCAAGATGCAGCCGAAGCTGCCAAAACTGCCACGAACTTTCTGGAGTTCACCCCGCAGAACGGCCTCATCGTCCGGCACGATTCTCTACCCGGCAAACGGGTGCAGATCCTGAACGAAGGCATCCGGGTCATGGATGGCAGCAGCATGGTCAACATCCAGTCCAACGCCATCTCTATCACAGACGGAAAGGGCAGCTGCTCCATCAGCAGCGGCGGCATTTACTTCCACGGTATCAGGAATAGCCTGATTTACCAATGGGCCTATGATCGGGATTCCAACGGGAATCCCACGGGCGGGTTTGCATCGCAGATCACTAACATTGATCTTTCTTCTTACTCTGCAGTGCTCCTGGTGTACGACACCCACAAAGAGGGCACCTGGTTTGCAAGCGGCGGATCGGCCGGCCGTGTTACAGCGATCCTGCCGGTGAATGGAGCCACCTATTCGATCATGTACCCGTGGAACACCCCGCATTGGCGCAATGTGACGGTTCTTCCAAACGGTATCATGTTTGGAGATGGAATCGAGCGAACATCCTGGTATGGAGGATTGGCCGTTGGTGGATGGAGTTTTTCCCTGGAAACGCCTGGTGGAGATGGCTCTGCAGTAAACAATGAAGTCTGCCGTCCGCTGGAACTGTACGGATTTTTGTAAGGAGGCACCATGGAACACTTTAAATTCAAATGCAAGGTCTGTTCGGACGGGCGGCTGTATGCCGGAGGCTGGTGCCACGAAAGCATCCTCCCGAACCCGTTGCCGCCGGACGAGATCCTGCTGGATGACCTTTCCGGTATTTCCAAGGGATCCTACACGGATTACCTGTGGGACGGAGAAAAGCTGATCTACAGCCCGCCGGAGCCGGAACCGGCCGCGCAGGCAGCAGCGCACGCTGTCGAATCGCACGATGACGGAACCGAGGTGACCTACACATGAGAGACTATGCCGCACTAGAAGCGCTCGCCGCCCAAAACCCCCGCATGAACGATATGCGAATCACCACCCCCAAAGGTACGATCTCCATGCGGTCGGACTTTGGGTTGTGGCTCAAGCGCGACTCTCCACAGATCGGCAAACCGGAAATCGATTCTATGCTTGTTGAGGTGCCCGGCGCAGATTTTCTGCTGGATTTGACCCGCGCCGTAGATGGCAGCGTACACCACAAAAAGCGGAAGATCTCGATGGAGTTTGTCTGCGACCGGCCTAAAACACAATGGGCATATATCCGGTCTAGGTTGGAAGCGTTGCTGCAGGGTCAGTGGCTGCACTTCTATTTTGTCCGGGATGGCGAGGTCTGGGCTGGGCAGCTGGACGTGGAGATGACCCCCGGCGAGTACAAGGCTGCCGTGAAGATCACCGCAACCTGTAACCCATGGCCGAAAAACCGCATTCCAGATCAGCCAGACCCTCCGCAGCCGGATCCACCGACGGACACGGCTTCTGCTGTGCTGGGACAGGCAGTCCTTGGAAAAATGATCTTAGGGAGGAACAAATGAGCTACGTAAAACAGAATTTTGTGGACGGTCAGACCCTGACGGCTGCCCAGCTGAACCACATGGAGGATGGCATTGCAGCCGCCGCCACAGGCGACAAGGGAGACCCGGGCGAGGGCTTTACTGGCAGCGCAAGAGCGCTGCTGCTGAACCTGCTTGAAAACGCAGCCTACAAGACCGACACGATGCAGCCAACCCTGAATGCCCTGCGGGCAGAGTGGGGCGGCAGCGCACAGGATGTTCCCGTGCAGAGCGTGAGTCTGAGCAGCAGCACCCTGACCCTGAGCGAGGGTGAGAGCCAGACCCTGACGGCAACAGTGCTGCCCGCAAATGCTACCAACAGTGAAGTTTCGTGGAGCGTTTCTCCCATAGGGGTTGCCAGTGTGCGGAACGGAAGGGTGACGGCTACAAAGGCAGGCAGCTGCACCGTCACGGCCACGGCAGGCGGCAAGTGGGCACAATGTGCGGTGACAGTAGTAGAGGCTGAGACGGCGCAGTTGATCTACAGCCTGCCCGGCGAGACCGTGCTGACCCAGGGACTAGACACCGGCCTGAAGCTGCTGGAGCACGCCTCCACCGAGACGCCGCAATACACGATCCTTGTGGATGCGAAAGCGGGGGACGACTTTAATGCAAACAAATGGCCTGACTTCCTGCACTGCCTGACCGAGACCGGCAATACTTCCAACCTGCCCGGCTTCGTCTCCGGCACCAGCCCGCTGAACAATAAGACCGAGCTCTCCTACTACAACTACGGCGGCGTGACCCTGTCGGACAGCATCGAGCACCTCAAGACCCGCACGCGGTATGTGGTGCAGCTGGACGGTAGAAAGTACCGCGGCGGCAGTACCCACTGCCCGCTGACCGAGTGGAAGATCACCAACGGCACGATCATAGATGTGCCCCAGACCTTCCTGATCGGTGCGGCGCAGAGCGCGGATGGCAGCAAAAAGCAGCAGTTCTGGTCGGGTACGCTGTATCAGTGCAGGGTGTACAAAGGCCTGCTGAGTGACGACAAGGTGAACGATTACATCGAGAAGGGGTGGTAAAATGGAAGTGTTTGACATCAGCGGTCAGATCATCAGCCCGCTGGCAGGAAAGAGTTTATATGTTGCAGGCGACAGCATCGCCTACGGCAAAAGCAGCGCGGGCGGCTACGGCAAGTGCATTGCAGACAAGTATGGCATGACCCTGACCAATGAAGCGGTGGACGGCGCAACGCTGGCTCCGAACATT